CTCGTAGCCAAAAACTCTGTCAAAGGTCAACATCGCATATGGATCCACAGTCAACCCAGTGACATTGGTGGTAAACTTGTGTTCATACTCAGTGGGTAACTGTATGATTTTAGCTCCCTTACGACGTAAAATTTTTACCAAAGTAAAGTAGTATGAACGCAAAACGGGTATGGCTGGAAACACATTCTTATAACCCTGCAAAACTGAATAAACAAAATCTTCGGGTCGCACCTGTGGATCTTTACACCACGACAATCTGGACAATACACGTCCAATTTTTGGTGCCCACAATGATCTTGGTTGATTCAAATGTAGGACAGGATAGAAATACCCACTACAAAAACTCAGTCGGCGCAAATTGTGTGCTGGATGCACAATGACTTCCCCAACGTGGCCAAGGTCAGCGTAGCCCTCAACAAAGACTTCTTCAATGAGTCCAACCAAACGGCGTGGCAGATAACAAATGACTGCCGAATCGTCACCTAACACTATGACTGAAGCGTAGATCGGTTTGGTAGGCTCAAGTTTTTGGAGTTTAGAGAAACAATGCTCGATTATGCCAGCTGTTGTCCACGAATTGTCAGTGGAGGTGTTAGTTCCACCGGAATGTTGCTTGCCATCAACTTTACACTCCAAGGTTAAGCTACCTTCCTTGACTTTAAAATGAACATCTAAAGCCAAAGTTGACATGGTGTTTAACAGTTGTCTGTACTGAGGTAGGAAAAACGCTGATGCAAAGGTGTTGTTGACAACTTTGATCACCCGTGCTTTCCTACCATCAAACCTTGAACCATCAGACTCGATGGCGACCAAAACATAATCCCTATCAAATATGAGGTTACTTTGGTGATCGCGCACGGAAGGTAAAGGAATATCAACATTAGGTGGACTCAAAGCGCTACTCCAATAATCAAACCAGAAACCAAGGTCAAAGGCGTCAAGTCCAGACGCGTAAGCGTACCTACGTGGGTTGACGCGAGTTAGCACGCCTACTTCGACCATGTTTTCTGAATTCACACAAGGAAGTAATTGGCTTTTCATGTAATTTCCCAAAGCTTTGAAATAGGGACCGGTGATAACATTGTAAGTGGGATCGAACTTGATAATGAGCCTGGGATCAAACTCTTCAATGAAGTCATCATCTGATTTCATATAAGGTTCAAATTTAACAAATGCTTCACGGGACGGTCTAATTGGTGCACCTTCATTCAAATCTTTCTTTGCCTTGGAATACATTAATTTCTTAGGACCTGGGAAACCAAACAACCAGTCAACGAATTTCATGGGCGCAATGCAGCGTGCTTCCCTAATTCGTTGATTTACGCACAAATCATCTTCCATAAATGCATTAGACCAATTGATGACTCTTGTGACTGAATCAATGTAAGAAGTCAAATTCGCGGGTGTTATGTCTGCTACTGGCATGGCGAGTCTAGTTTTAAAAGCTAAACACAAAGCCGACATACATTGGCACGAATAAACAGGCAGCCTGTCAGAAACTGCTAAACCGGCCAACTGAGCAGCAATCTTACGTTTACATGGCATTAAAGGAAGGGGAGCGTTGGTGTAATCAACGCCGCAAAATATGACTCTCGCTGTAGGATGCATCGGGATATCCTTATGTGCGAACTCTTTAGGACAAATCGCGTGCACAACGATCGGTTCAAAATTCGTCTTAACCTTCGTATATTTACAATAGGAAGCCCAACTTAAAGCAGCAGTCAACATAAACTTTAACGGTAAACGCAAAACCATGTAAGCACAGGTTTTTGCAAATGTATGTACAACAGTTAAAGGCAATGACGCTGCCAGTGGATTGGGTCGGCGGTTCACTATAAAAGCGCGTAAAATGTACAACGAAGAAACGCCTACAGCGAAAACTACGGCCGACGTGGTTAACGTGGTTGCGAGAGAAACGGCGTCTGGATCGCCTGAATCCAAACTATGCAAGACGCGATCGTGTCTTCGAGCCAGATCAGGTTGAGCGTGCAAATTAATCAACATGATCTCGTCCTGCAAGCCAGCGAACATGGCAAAAACCACGGAACCAACAATCACTAAAGATTGGTTGGGATACTTCATGCCAGAACTAATATACATACGAGTAGCTATCCCAACCAACAATTCAAAGGTCTTGTAGTCACGAAGTTTCCCAACAACTTGCAACTCCAAGTATTCAACCAATTGTTTGGGCAAAACAAAAGTTGATCGTTTGAATGGCACTTTGATAAAATACAAATAATCACCCCATAAATGGTATGACCACTCAGTACCTAGTAAATATTCAGACGTTTCCTTGCCCACAAGATCGAATGGCGCACGTTTAAGCACATCGACAAAAGAAGTGGGATCCAATTTCTTTTCGAAATACGTTTGACAACTAGACTGCGGCGGTACATAACCAACCTTGCTCAAAGTAAGCAAGTTGCGAGTCCCCACATTTACAAAACTCCAAACGATGGCACCACCATCACAAATAACCCAAGGTTTCATGTTTAGAATGGAATAATCAAATTCTTCTCTAACAGTACCGTTTTGGTATTTGATTTGACACTTACGATGGCCTTGGTCATCTATGAACGGGTGCACACTCGCGCCACAAGCTCCAACGCTTGTTGACTTCGCACTTATATTACAAACATCACCCCAAATAATGGACCCAACTGGTAAGTTGGCCAAGTAATCTATAATCTTATCAACGTGGTTGTAACCCAAAGCTCTAAGAACAAACATTTTAACTGGAGCATTGACCGGAGGCAAATTGTCAATATGAAATGGTCCAAACAAGGACTCAGGATCATAAAAACCGTAAGCTCCAGCCAAAGCACCCATAGCATTGTTTGACTCAAAATAATTTACAGCTGGGTTGACGGGCCCATTAAGGACCCAGTCTACATGTTGAGGAATTTGTAAGAACGTGGCCAACGACTGTAACACAGCTACGTAATTGTAGTGCACGACAGGTTGGGTTGGTA